TACGTGTAGATTGTCTTAATGTCAAGGCCAAATGTGGATTATCTTCATCATTCACGGCAAGTCTATTGACATCAGGCTCGTCTTTGTATTTGGGATAGATACCGTTTGGATCATAGAAGCCTTTACTTGTATTACTTAACTCGCTCGGTTTACCAGGCAAACTACCAAGGATCACAGGCTCTTGGGCATCTTCGCCATCTCTAAAGTAACCCCAAACCCACGAACCTTCAACAAGAAAACTAGGAGAAGAACCAAGTCCAGATATACCAGGCGCTGTAGTAGGAAGTACACAGAGTGCCCACGGCAGATCGCTTGTTGGCAACTTTTCTTTATTAGACGTATGGAACCCAACGGCTCTTACTTTTACTCGGCCGACTTTGAGTGGATCTAATCTATCCTCTACAACGCCAGTGAACCACAGAAAACCATTTCGTCCTAAAAAATTATGATCGTTCATCTTTTTTAAATTAATAAACCTCTCGTTTTAATAAGGTCACCATGCGCCATAAGTTACCATTTAAAAAGGGTGTACGCAAGGTGGTGCTCATCTTGTATTACTTATGTTTATGATAGAAAGACTCGCAAGAAGGCCCTTAACTTTAAGTAAAAACGGGTGTTTTACAAAGTTCCATGGCGTTTCTGTTCCTCTTATACCCTTAAAGAAGCCATCGTACTTATTGTATTCCATTGATATATCTCTGGCTTCTGAGTAGTCTTCTATGATTGTCTTAATTTCTTCTTTAATTTTCATTATATCCTCTTATATTGTGAAAGTTTATCTTTCATATGATTAGTTATATATCCTCTCATAGCCACCGCCTTAGCGTTCTTCCTACACGCTCTAGCAGCGATTCTAGCGAGCAATCTCGGAGTGTTATGTAAATACATTGTTTGTTACTCCTATATTACTATGAGATGATTGTACTTCTGTTTCGTCCTTTTCGTATACAGTAATTATATCGTTGTTTTTCTTATCTTTGAGTTTTACTACGTCTATATCTGTTTCTACTGGTAATGTAGAATTAACGGCATCTTTCGCACACCTTAATACCATTTCGTGTTTCTTTGCCAATGGTGATATAATGTGTTTGACTTGTAATACTAGATAACGCCCTGCGTGGTATGGATTCAATTCTTGTTTTTCATCTGGTCCTACTGGTTTCGCATATGGTAACGTAAACGAAATCATATCACCAGCGTGTATCTTTGTGTTGCCTGGTACGTTTAGAATTAGATTATTATTGAGTAACTGCTGTCTTTGTGATTGACTGTTTTGTATTACTTCGTTTCTATTTGGTCGTGTGTAATCGTTATGTAAATGACCTGTGTCGGAAGTGACCATTAGTTTTTGTAATGGTTGTTCTGAAAATAGTTTCTTTGTATTGTCAAAGTATGCATATGGTTGTATGAATTTAAGTCCTGTCTTGGCACCGTCAGCGTGTTCTGTATGAAAGTAATTAGCGAAAGATGTATGATAATCAAAATCATATTCAGTAATCGTCTTATTAAACATATCGTGCTGTATAACACGACTTGCGAATAGTCCTGTGTTTAAACTTTCAATTTGATTTACAGCGTTTTCAAATGAGTAATGTGCCACACTTCTCATCTCTTTGTCTATATCTTTTTCACCTTGTACTCTTACGTTTGCTGGTTGTAGATGATACTTTTCTTTGACTGGTCTTGCTGTATGTCCACCAAGTGCCATTAACGATTCAATACTTCTAAAATGAAATCCATTCATAGTTTCAAAAAATAGATAGTTTGAGTTATTGTAGTTTTTAGATATGGATTCTTTTGCTAGAAAGTGTATTGCGTTAAATGGTTTCTTATTGGGTATGACATATTTTGAATTTGTTTTTGTTTCTTCTATGTACAATGGTTTTCTACTGTCCAAGTAATCTGGCGACTTGACTATCTTTAACACTGCGTCTTCGACTGGTCCAGTAAATGCTTGACTTACTCTAAACAATGAATTACGATATGCTTCTCTACTTGTAAAATGTAATTTGTAAACTTGTTGTCTACCTGTACCACCAGATGGTCTTATCTTTTCTATCTTGTAAACATAATATGGATCAGATGTTTCTTCTATTGCCTCTACTCTATCTTGTAATTCACTTCCTGGTGTGTAAAATTTAAGTTCTAATCGTTCCATTCCTGTCAATGGTAACGCTGTTCGTATGTCTTGGTTATCTGCTATCACTATCTCACCTGTGATACATTGTAAAGTTACATCTTCCACATATGTAACTGACATTACTTGTGGTAATATGTTAACTCTAACTGCTGAGTCTTGTGCCTCTGCTGCTTTACGATAGGATACGAGGGTACAAATATCTAATTGAAAATCGCCAGCAAACTTTAATGTATCTTTGTTATCACCAATGACTGACATTTTATTCTCTTGTTAGTTTTTCAAATTCTTCTAAAAATAATGGTAGGTAATTAGGATCTAATAATTTGATGTTTCTTTTTTCGTCTTGTAATCTTCTTTCGTATTCATAGTTTGACACAGCCTCTGCGCCTGCCTCTGTACTATTAACTTCTATTTTGTGTGAGTAATCAAAAGGACCATTGCTTGTTTGAGGTCCACTTGATTGTGTAATCTCATAATGATGTACTGCGCCTGGATTGTCATACTTTTGTATTACATAGGCTTCAAAGTCTTGTTCATTTAGTGGCCAACCATAATATCTATCTGTGATATTGTTTGTCATTAATATAATCCAGTGATAATCCGTTGTACCAAAATGTTTAAATGATGTTACTTCTGGTGCTTCGCCTGACGGTACATCATAAGTGGAATATAATGATACATTATCAGCAATGTTTGATCTAATCTTAATTCTTCTAAAAATATTAGTAACTAATTTAAAGTTCTTATTACCTGAAATGTCATATGTAATTTTAGGGAACTGTTCAAAAAATAATGTCATCTTAATAACCCTCCATTATTCTTTCTTTAGTCATAATTTCTGTTTCTGTAAACGCCAATGTCATTTTAATATTAACTGGCGCCGCACCTGTAGGATCAAATTGTCTAAATGTTGTAAAGTCACCATCACCATAAACAACAGATGTGTTTGTTAACACGCAACGTGATATTTTATTTAAATAGTTATTTACTTGATCGTTGTAAGCATAGTGTATTTCAAACTCACTAGGTACTTTAAAATATCTACCACCACTTACATCATTTTCCATCTCTGGCATCATATGATATTTGAAAAAAGTAATAATTTTGTTTATGTCTTGTACTTCTTTTTGTGATCTTGCTTGTAGATTAAATGTATATGAAAAATCTCTATTGTTTACTTTTTCAAATACAACTTCTGTAAATGGGTTTTCAGCAAATCCTGTAACTTTACTAATCGCACCTGATACATCACCTAATCCTGCTGCCTCTGCTACACCTACACCTAAATTCTTTGCTGCCTGTAAAGCAAATCCACCTACACCTTTTAAAAATGCTTGTGTTTGTGCTTCTGTTCCTGATGCTGAAGTTGTTTCTGCAAATGTTCTTACAGCCAACCCACCTAATCCTGTATCCGATGGTCCGTTATTAACACTATACTCTGCTTTAATAGATGGTGGCATGTATAATGCAACTGCACCTGTTACCTGTGTATGAGTAGGACTCTTAGCAGTAATACTATTTTTAGGTGTCTTACCTATTTGTATTGTATCACCATCTCTACTTGATTTTAATTGTGATACAGAATAACTTGTTTCACCTCCACTGTCAACTCCAGAATTTACACCAATACCTAATTTACTCATATTCTTTTTATCTGATAAAGCAGAATGTTTATTAGATATAGAATAGAATATCATAAAATGACCTTGTTCGTCATTCCCTAAATCACTAGGAAATTGTATAGGCGCAAACGATAATGTGTTCGCCTTCATATGTGAAGTTGGTTCTTTTGCGTCAGGTATCTCTAACGGCGATTGTTTTAATAGATTTGAAGCCGCCGCTTTCGATTGTTGACTTGATAGAGCGTTACCACTAAATCTACTAGCGATACTTAATAATTGACCTAGTTTTATTGAAGCCATTGTTTTCCTTTATATATATTACAATATTTATAACACAATGAAGAAGTCTTACAAAGGTTTATATCGCCCATCTAATCCTAAAAAATACGTTGGCGACCCATCTAAAATAGTGTATCGTTCACTACTTGAGCGTAAGTTTATGTTACACTGTGACCGTAATGATGATATAATCAATTGGGCAAGTGAAGAATTATCCATACGTTATTTTAATCCTATTGATAAAAAGTATCATTCATACTATCCTGACTTCATTGTAAAGACATCAAAAGGTAAAAAGTTTCTTATTGAAATTAAACCATCTCGTCAATGTAAACCACCAAAGACACCTAAAAAGAAAACAAGAGCGTTTATGCGTGATAGTTTTGAGTATATTAAAAATCAAGCGAAATGGACAGCAGCAAAGTCTTATTGTGAAGACAATGGTGCAGAGTTTAAATTGATTACTGAAAAAGATTTAGGTCCTTATTAGGCAGATAGATAATCTCTCAAACTATTATCTGATGTTTTTGTGTCTTCCATAATATTAGTATAAGTGTTATTCGCTGTAGTTATATTACTATCGCCACCTTTTGTATTAACTACATTTACTTTACCCTCGTCACGTCTTGCCATTGCAGCACTATCTTCTTTCATTTGTCTTGTTCGTCTAGCGTAAGCCATATCATCTTGTAATAGTTGATCGTCTGGTGATATTATTTCACCACCAAATTCTGGTTGTAATGCTTTACCTTCTTCAATCATTTTGGCAAGTCTTTTATCGTGGTCAATCTTATCTTGTTTTAATTTTAAAATTATCTCACGTCTTCTTTGTTCTTCTTCATTCAAACTTTTTAAATATTCTATTTGACCGTTTGTATCTAATTTATTATATTCTGTAAATTGTTCAGGCGTTAATATACCTCTTGCTGATGTTGTATTACCAAATGTATTTGTTTGTGTTATATTTGCTGTACCGTAATTTTCACCTTGTGCTTCAGCAAATCCTTCTTCCATTGTGGCACCACCACCAGTCATACGTTCTCTTTGCATTCCTGTTATACTATCATCTGCATATTTTGCTTTGATACCTGTTTCTGTAACCATATCATCTGCTGCTCTTGATGCCTTTGTTTCTAATTTTAGTTTCTTTTTTATAAAACCTGGTAATGGTAATGCGTCAATTGCAGAGTTAACAAGTGTTTTTACACTATCTCCTAAATCAGAGAAGAAGTTACCTACAGAAGCAAAAGCATCTTTAACACCATTTTTAATTTTATCAAATGTATCTGTAAAGAATTGTTTTACACTATCTCTTATCTCTGTTACTTTTGCTGGTATGTCTTCTGTAAAAAATGCTATTGCATTATCAAAACTTTCAACAACTTTATTTTTAATATCTGTAAAAAAGTTTGATATTTTTGTAGTAGTTAATCCATCTATACCAAATAACTCACCTATTGTTGTTAATACACTATTAACCATATCTAAAAAGAAACCAGCAATTTTAGGTCCTAATGATTTTATGTCTTCGATTGTTTGATTGAAAGTTTCCCCTGGATTACTAAACATTCCAGTAACAAAGTTAAAAAGATATTTAAAAAAACCTTTCATAAAATCTACAATAGGTGCAATCTTTTCAGCAATTTCAGCACCAAATTTGTTTAAAGTTTTGGCTAATAAAAGTAATCCAGCAATCAATCCACCTTTGATTAATAATCCTATAAAACCCTCTTTTGATAATAAATTAGAAGCACCTTCTTTTATTTTCGCAAGTCTTGCCATGGCGCCAGCAAATATACCACCTCCAGTATCTCCCGTCTTATCATCTGCTCCTGAAGTATCTGCAGCAGTCACTCTATCTGCTCTTTCTTTTTCTCTTTCTTCTTGTTTTTGAAAAGATAAACTATCAGCAAATGATTCTACTAATGATTGGATACCATCTCTAATACTTTCTAATACACTCAACATATTATTTTCAGGCATTCTAGGACCTATGAAATTACCTGGTTCAGCAATATCTGACGCACTACTAGTCAATGGTTGACCAGCAGGATTAATTAAAATAGATTTACCTGAATTAACTAAATCGTTAAATCCTTTAGATACAGATTCACCTATTTGTATTACTGATTCGTCTTTGAGTGTAAGTTCAGCCATTATTTTTTACTTTTACTTGTTCCTGTGTATAAACCAAACCATGCGGCACCTGCGCCAACTACAATACTAATCAAACCACTTTGTTCCATTGTAGGTGCACCTAAATTCATATACCATATTACACATTTGTATAATAATATGATATATACAGTCAAAAACAATCTTGGAAATATTCTCCAAGCGTCAACTGCTCTTGCCATATGAATTAGTTTTGCATAAGGATTTATGCCCAAGTCTTTTATAGAAGTGTCAACTTCTAAATCAACACTTATCTTTTGTTTTGGTTCTGCAACCTTTACTTCGTCCATTATTTTTTTCCCTCTCTTTGTCTTCTATCTTTTTCTTCTTTAATATAGTTTACTAACATAGTAACGTATATTTCCCTCTCCCACGGTAACATATTTTCTAACTCTGTCAATGAATATTTATGATGTTGCATCAAAGCAAAGTTAGTTTCATAATAGTTTTCTAAACTATCGTGTGAGAGGGCTACCCGAAAAAATCGGCCAGGCCTTTCAATGTCACATCACTTTCAACGTTTGTGATAGGGTTTATAACTTTTATTTTATGTTCTAATCTCGGCATACTAGAATAAAAACCTTGTATTTTTTTCATTTGTTCGCCTGTTAGACCATCAACAAAATCTTTTATTTCTTCTTTTGATGTATCTTTACTTAAATATACTTTTTCACCTTCGTAAATCTGTTCAATTGAATTGTATATCATTTCATAAGTTTCTGAAAGTTTTAGATCACCTGACATTAAATTACTATTAACAGATTTTAAAGATGGATATTTTAAAACTACACCTAATTGTCTAGTTTCATCTATCACAAGATTATTACTGTGGTCATCATCAACATAAACTTCGACTTTTGATATATCGACTTCTGCGTTTGCATAAGTCTTTTTATCATCTGGACACAATACTTTTAATTTAGCAACTTCACCAACTGATTTTGCTCTTATTTGTAAAAAGATATATTCAATATCAAATATTGGATAGTCATCTGGTTCTAGTTCACCAAATGTACAAGATTTAACAATATCTTTTATTGCTCTTAACATCTCATCTGGTTTACCAGTTTCTAATGCCATTAATAATATTTTTTCTTCTTTTACTAAAAAAGGTCGAAACGAAATCGTTTTCTGTTGTGATGGTAAAGTCAACTCATATTTAGCAACATTTGCTTGAGGTAACGCCATAATTTACTCCTTTATTCACGTTATTATATATGTTCAATTATAAAAATGGTGGGAACACTTTACCACCAAACACTGATCCAATTGGTACTCTTTGTCTTAATATATTTACAGTATCTCTACCCACTCGTCTAATTTCAGGTGGTAGTTTACTTAATATATTACCAATCAAACCTCTATTAGGTTCTTTCACTGTTGGTACTTTAAATCCGCCACCAACTGTAAATTTGTTAACTTGATCTAGTGTTAAATTAGACCATTGTCTAAATGCAAATGTTATATCTACTTTTTGTATATCACCACCCTCATTATAACTGTAAGGAACAGCAACAATAGATTTTGGATAACATTCTGTTAACTCTACACCATATGAAATTCTATCTCTATAAGCATCACCAGAGAATGCACCTAATTGGTATATTCTAATACCTCCAGTGTATTCATTATAGAAGTGTACATTGTGTGTATTTTGGTCAAAGGCTGCACCTTGCCACATTTCAAAAAATATTCTTTGTCTTAAAAACTTATCAGCATAAAAACTACAAGTGACTTCACGTGTATATGATTCACCTGTTACCACATCTCTTTGTGGTCCATAAGTTTTAAATTCTGTTGTGTTGAGTGCACGAGAAGGCATTTCAACATTAAAACAAAAACCTCTTAACCCTCTTTGTAATTGTCTTTCTTTTTGTAATTCACCAGCAATAGTTGATCTTGTTATTTCTTCTTCAAACAAAGCAGAGTTATCTACATCTGCACCTACTGCAACACCATTTGGTAATATGAAGTCAACTAAAAATCTATTTGGTCTAGCAAATCCTTCTCCTTCAGCAACTTGGGATATAAATCTACCTATTGTAGATTCTTTACTACCACCTTGTCTTTGTTTAAGTCTTTTATCGCCAAGTACATTATCGAGTGACCTATCTCTAGGTATACCTAATCGTATATCGTAATTACCAATTCTTCTTCCACCTCTTAAAATCGCCATTAGTAAGGACTCCCTTTTTTAAATTGTTGCACTGGCAACATTACTGCCAACGCCGCCTCATCAAAATCAACTCTTAAAAAACTTGATCTAACGTGACCATACAAATATTTTTTAATTGTTGTTTTAGCAATACCTATGTTTTTAACTCCATCATAAGTCGCATCAATTCTTGTACTTTTACTCATTCCACCAGATGCAAATCTTTGTAATCTATCTAATAGACTAACTCTTTGTACTGGTCTTAAATAGTGAAAGTTTAAACCCATAAATCCACCTGATATTGTTTCTATTGGTAACACCAATGGAAATCTATCATAATAAGGTAATACTTGTTTATATTTAGGGTCATAGAAGAACATATTTAATCTTCCTCTACTAGGAATACCATTTAATTTGCCAGATGACATTAACTTTCTGGCAGTAATTCTATCGCCTAAATCGGCAACAATATTCTTATACCAGTTGGCACTCTTACGAATACCACCTTGTTTATCTTTTAGAGGGTCTAGTACGCTGATCGCCATACCAATATTTATAATAAAAAAGGCGCCCTTTCGAGCGCCCTTTCAAGTTTTATGAAGCGAGAGAGAATTACTCCTCTTCTGCTAATTTACTAAAGTAGGATAACGTATCGTCATCATCACTAGCAGAAGTCGAAGCGACTTCATTACTTTTCACACTACTTGCCTTTTGAGGTGGGAGGTCTACTTTATCAGCAGTAGTTGTGCTTCTTACACCCGTAATCGTCCTATTCAGTTTCTCTTTGAGTTCATCATAGGTCTTAAAATTACTAGGGTCTAGGAATGGTTTTAAAGCGTGTTGTTGTCCCCATATAGATTTGATTTTCTCATCATCTTCAGCAACTGGTGCAACAGCTTCAAACTCGGATTTATCGTAGTTCCAATAACCATCAACTTTTCTAATCTTCAATTTGAAGTTAGCACCTTTCCAAAAGTCAAATGGATTTACTGGTTTCTCATCTTCAAACGCAGGTTGCATAGCCTCTGTAATCTTATCAAATATCTTTTTACCAAATTTGAATAAGAATACCTTACCTTCGTTCTCTGGATGCTTAGGATCTGATTGTATTAATATATTTGCGTAGTAAGATAATTTTCTTTTTCTCTTTCTAGCAATCTCTTTATCACTATCTAATCCTGTATTCCATAATCTAGTATTTTCTTCTGACACAGGATCTTTTTGACCTAGTGTTGTTAAAGAATTTTCAATGTACCAACCACCCACATCTTGGAATGCGTGTGACCATACTCTTTGCCAAGGTAAGTCTTCACCTTCTACTGCAGGTAAAAATCTAATGACAGCATAACCGTTACCAGTTTTATCTAACTCTGGTTTCCAAAATCTGTCGTCTTGGTATTTTGATTTGTTTTGATCTTTGTTCTCGGTGCCGAGATTTGCCTCGATGGCTTTTGTAAGTTTGTCAAAGTTACTTGACGATTGTTTTAACGCTTCGAAATCCATATTTTATCTCCTTTGTATTTTCGTATTCGTTGTATTTGTGTTACCTGTTTAATCGGTATCATTTTTATTTATAAGAGTTCTCACGTTCATTCACCCACTTTTTTAAGCTATCATTTTTAACTTTTTTATCATAGGTTGCTCTAGGTAAGGACCTCTTAATTCTGTACTGTTTATAACGTTCACACCACTCAATAATTTTATCTAACATTGTGTATATAAATTTATCAAACATATCACTTATTATATCACAGAATACCAAATTTGTCAAGTGTCTTTTGAAATGATATGTACTTTAAATTCTTAATAGAAGTCCACTCACTAATAGTTGAACTGACTGGTGTTTTACCACTATCACCATCTGGATTTACCTTATAAAATTGTATTTTAGGGTTCTCTATCATTAGAGTTTTCCATTGATTAATCCAATTCACAGAGGGTATAGGTGACGCCTCTGGCAATCCATAGTGTTTTGTACCTTTGTACATATTGTTTAATTTAGTCGTATCACTTACCAAGTCGTGTCCTATCAAATACATCTCTGTTAAATCTTTTTCTCTTATTGTTGCCACTCGTCCACTTGATGCACCACACGCCCAACCTGGATCTCTTTTACCTTCAACTAAATCATCTAAATTGTTTGCCTTATCATTTTCACTTGTCCAACTAACATATGTTGTTGTGTGGTTTACATCTTTTTCAACTATCTCTTTTTTATTTCTGCTTGTTTTTAAAATGTTTACTTTACCAGCTAAATTTGAACCGTGAAATACAAACTCTTGTCTATCGCCTCTATCGTTTTCCATTTTATTTGATTGATACTTGTCTATAAGTTCCTTATCTTCATTTTTCATACTACCATAAACTAACATATGATACATTGTTCTTGGCACTCTAGTCCAGTTTCTAAACCAAGTTTCATTCTTTTCACAATAACCACTTTGATATATTTCGTGCATAACTCCGTGATCTACACCTACTAAAACATCTGGTGTAAAATCTCTATACAAAGCATTACAACCATAAATCTTTCCGTGTGGTCGTAATTTATTTAAATCTATTGGCGTTCTACTTTCACCATTTCCAATACAGAATACTCTACTCGCCATCTTTCTTATCTCTAGTTACTAAATTCTTTGGTTTATCAATTGGCATACCACATCTATCAAACCATCTTCCATCTGCGTGATATACAAAATTTAAAGTTCCGTCATCTAATTTTATTGATCTCTTATCTATTTTACTATTATACTTTGTGCCATCTTTTTGTATCATATACACTTCACCAAAAATACGACTATAAATTCTATCAATGTATTTAAAAGTTCCGTCTTCCTGTTCTACTTTATTTGTTTCAGGTACAGTAGGTCTTACATTTTCAAAATCAATTATTTCTTCACTCATTTTCCAAATCCAAATCCAGGCGATATTAATTGTTTAGTAATAGATACAATAAATCTATGCTCTTTTATTTCTTTATTTTGTGTTGCAGAACAACCAATTGTCAATATGAAAATTAGTATTAATAGTTTATTCATTGTTTACAAATATTTCTTTCATAATTAATTTACATTCGGTTGCATTAAAATTTGTAAATGGTTTCATTCTGGTGATCGTAGATGCGATTTCAGGCCATACAAAAGTTTCTTTAATTTCCTTGTTCCAATTTTTGACAAACGATAAGAAGTGGTCAAACACGACTGCGGATTGTATCCCGATCTTTTTTTGAATAAGTAATTGTAAAAGTCTAGGGTGTTGTCCATTATTGCATACAAAACCATCATCAAACCGAAAGCCACGAGAGCGAAAGTCATTATCAATAGATACGCAATCGCTTCTAAAGTGGTACGTAAAGGCCTCTTTACGTTTTTTATAAGCCAGATAGACTTCTCTACCATCATTCTGTAGAAGATTACCAATCCATCTCTTGCGATCTGCAAGAAAGTTAGCAATAAAGAAATCAAGTATATCAGTTTGTCCATATTTCGTACTCAACTTATGAAAGAAGTATCTATCCTTTCTCTTTGTAAAACTATCAAGTGATGCATTAACTTTTCCACCATACTTTATATAGTCGTATGTCTTTGATGTAAAATGTAATTTAACACCAATGTAAACTTTATATACATCAAATCCTCCATACATATTATACTGGCAATATCCCACCTTTTGGTGTATTTAACATTCTTAAATCTATTGCTTCTACTTTAACTTTTTCTTTTAATGATTTGGAAACTAATGATGATACTGTTCCAGGGTCTATATCGTTCTGTTCACAATACCATATGACGGCATCCATATAAGTTATTCTTTTTTCTTTTACTATACTTTCAATCTTCAAACTAAATTCTTTACTATTCATTATCACCTCTTTTTTTGGGTGGGTACTCACGCTAGCTTTCGCCACCACAGTTATAACTCTATTAATATATCATACCTAAACAAAAATGTCAAGTGTCTGTTCCTAATAAACTTTGATTCATTATCATATCAAATGTATGGAATATCATACACTTATATGGATCATTAGGTGTTTCTGCCACTGCCAAAGTTTGGTGTTTATCGTTAATGTAATATGTGACGGCAAATACTATTTCACCATCTTCGTTGGCGTTCTCTTTACCAAAACTCACATTTATTGGTGTAAACTTTTTATCTACAATGTATCTATCAACATCAGCAGGTAATCCACACATCATTGGATACTGCATCATATATAGATTATATTTACTGGTTGTTTCAGCGTAACTAATAGTGGCACTTAATAGAGCCATTATTATTATGATTATTTTCATTAGGCCTCTCTACAATAAAACTTAGGCCACTTTTTTTACTAACTTGCTTGAGCTTTATCTTTGTTTTGTTCTTCATAATATTTATAAAACTCTTGTATCGCCTTTTCTAACATCGGCATATACTCTTTTTTATCTTTCACATATGAAGCAACAGTACCATCTTCGCCAGCAAGTAATATAACTATTTGTTCAATTGGTTTACCAAACAGTTCTTCGTACATTACTGCATAAGCAGTTGTTTGTAAAAAGTAGTTTTCAATCCAATCTTCTTTTCGTTCTTTGTTTGCTGTTTTGAAATCAATAACTGACAACTTACCATTGTATTCACCGATACAGTCAACTTGACCAGCGATTGTAAGTTTCTTACTGTACATAATTGTTTCTAAACAATGTATGTTATCAATTTGATCTATGTAAGGTCTTAATAGTTTAAATAATCCAAGTGGTAATACATCTCGTACAGATGGAGTATCGCCTTTTAGATATTGTTCTACAAGTAAGTGTGTTGCTTTACCTCTACGAGCAGCTCTATTCATTTCCCAATTGGCAACTTTCTCACCAATACTATCTCGCCACTTTTGTAAGCCTTCTTTTGATCTGATACCTAATACTGTAGTTACAGATGGATATGCTTTTCCGTCTATATCATAGAAACGAAATCCATCTACTTTTTTACCAACAGTTTTAGGAAGATTTGTTTTATCTAAATCTATAAATTTAAATTCTTTTTTTGCCATAATATTTCACCTTCATTTATTGTATCATTATAATATATCATAATATAGGACATTTGTCAACCCTTAAACGCCCTTTTTCGCATACATATTGTTAAGTTCGTCAGGCGTTCAGTATTCGTATGGTTCGTATGTTGTTTTACCAAACGTATTTCTATATGCTCTTAATAATTGTTTTCTATTACCTTCTTTTTTGTAAGATACGTGCACCCAACCAGAGTTTGGTTCATCTGGACCTTTCCAAAACTCCAAAATCATTTGGTCATAATCTAAATTTTCATTTATCCAGATTACTAGTTCTTGGTTTGATACTCCAAATATTTCAAAATCTGCTGCTTGACCCTTCGCATGCTGTGAATTTTTAGAAGAACCAATAGCCTCACATAATTCTTCTGATCTATAACCTGAGCTCACTGATACTACTTTACCAAAATGTTCTCTCACTGGTTGTAGCACTTTTTCACATAACATTTTTAGGTTATTCATATGGTCTTCATTAGGATTATTATTAATCCCTTTTCTGTCAGCCGTTTGACTGGCGACCATTTCTTTTAAACTAAAGTTATTGCTTAGTTTCATTTAATTGTTCCTTTGCTTTTAATTTTTGTTTCTTTAACTCCTTGAGTTCATACCAAGTTGATGATGTTCTATCATTATTTCTTTGTTCTTCAATTACATTCACTTGTTTTTTCAATTCTTTATGATATTGTTTAAAATTCATAAATTATCCTCTCGTTAGTTTAAGTAACTTTTCTATTTGAGCCTTAATGATTGGACCTCTATTAGGCCAATGTATATAAGGTTCATCTGACTTGGAAAGATTGTACAAAAATGGCAGTACAATTTTCTCAATGTCTTTAAATCTTTGATTTACTTCTTCATCAGAAAGTTCCTTTGTTATCGTTTCCTTTTCGGATACAATCTGCATAACTTCGTTCATCATAGATTTAATATCTGATACATCTGATTTTACTTTTGAAAGTTCTAAATTTGAATCCTCTATTATTTTAGGATCAATGGCTGGTTGTGTTTCTGTTTCTGCAGGTTTAGATACTGGTGTTATACCCCAATCTTCATCAAGGTCAAACCCACGCATATAATCTGGTATATCGTCTGCCATTACTTTTTACCTCTTAATCTTCTTTTATTTTTTGATAATGCTTGTTGTGTTTTAATTTTCTTAATATCTTTTTTACCATATCGTTCAGCAAGAGCACTTTGTGGGTGTGCTTCAGCAATTCTACTTAAATTATCTTTCCAACCACTATCTTGCTTTATACTTCCTACACCACTAACAATATTTAGACCTTTAATAACCTGTGTAATGTGTTTGTTCTTATCCAAATACTCTTCCATTTCAGCAATTGACATCATATCGTCAAACTCTTTGCCTGTTTTTTTGTTCTTAAAGGTATAAATCGGCATTAATCTTGTATAGGTTTTAAAGGGTCTTGTTCAAAGTATTTTTTGATAACTTCTAATTGGTCATCATACTCTGCAATAATCTTTAATTCTTTTTCTACTGCTTCCATTACATCTGGGTGCTCACCAATACCAGTAGAGTTCTTTAAATATATTTCTACATTCATTGAATGCTTTTTGATATGTCCTTTTGCATGATCTTTTATTGCTTCGATCATATTTTTTCTATTATACTCAGCCATTTGTTTTATCTCCTCTTAATCCGTCCCATAACATTTTTTTTTCTTCAAATGTAAAAGGTCGTAACATATTTAGACTTGTTTCTTTACGTTCTTTTGTTTGTCTTTTAGATTCTTCTAAAGACAACTTTTCTATTTCTTCATAATCCATTATACTATTCCACTCCATCTATCTTCAGGTTCTTGTTTACGTTTATAACTTCCTTTACCTTTTTTGGCTTTAACCACTCTAGGTTTGTATTTAGAAGTTCTTACTTCTTTTGCCATTGGATTAGATTTCTTTTTGACTTTCACTTTCTAATCCTTTAACATACCACTCTGGAATAACTGCAGGAGCTTTCCAAGTAGCAAATCTTTGTTTTTTCATCACATAATATTTACGATAACTACCAACTACATCGCCTGGTATTTTACACTCATCTGGCATTGCAGGGGTTGCATCATAACCTTTTTTATTTAGTGTTGAATTTTTAGGTGGGTCTTTTAGTAAGTCACCTAACTTTTCAATTGTTAAATGTACTTTACCATATCGTTTTGTGTACTCATCACCTAGTGCCATCATATGTTTGTATAACCACAAATAATTGTATGCACTATCCATAACCCAAATACAACTAGGGTGTTTCAACCAACCCGCACCATATAATATATTATCCATATTAGAATTAGGGTGTTCGTAAGTAGTTCTCTTTCTACCTGTTTTAGATTTACCAATCACCATTTTACCATCTTGTACTCTGTGTGCTGTACATAACATCTGTGCTGACTCTAAAATCATTTTGACAACATGCTTGTCACAAGAATATTCTGCTGCCTTGATAGGGTCTTTATCCAAATAAAATATATTCATTAGTGTAATACCTTTCTAAAGTAACTCATACAACCATACTTCTCGCATAGTTTTTTTAACACATTAAACCAATAGTTTTTACTCCAATCGGTTGTGGCATTCTGACAAGTTATCTCTGCGTTTGATATTCTTCTGATTTGATCTGGTGTCAATTCAGGTAATTTAAGTCTTAACATATCTTCATTTGTCATCATAATATATAACCTCCATTTTTATAATATATCATATTTTAGGGGTGTTGTCAACCCTACTTTTTATCATTCCAATCATAGATTTGGTCTAGTTTTACTTTGATTTCATCAGGTGACATATCCTTAAAATCACCCATTGTAGTCATTAGTTTTTTATAATCTCTCTGTTTCTTACCAAGTCTTTTTAATCTCTTTTTTTGTCGTTCTAACTTACCTTTAATGTCTTCTTGTTTTTTAGATTGTGTTAATTGTTTCTTCATTCGCCATTGACGTAATGATATGTTAGCGGCGATTAAGAGAAGTACAGCGAGTGGGTCAAATACAAATATGAGTATCAATATAACAAACCTTACTGCCTTATCAAAATTGTCTTGTGCGTTCTCACCATAGATTAATTCTGCCACATATTTGATTGGTCCTACTTCTGCTTCTATCTTATCTTGTTCTAGTGATAGAGATGCCTTTTGATTTGTTAGTTCAGCAATCTTATCACTTGCCTCATTGATTGCTGTATTTAATGTGTTTCGTTCTTCTTCTTGTTTCTTACGTTCTTTTAAACCTCTAGTTACATATTCTTTATCAATATAAACTTCTAAAGCTTTGTCTAGTAAAGAGATTTGTTTCTCTGCTCGTTCTATAATTAAATTTTGTTGATTGATTTGTTTATCTAATAATTCTATTTTGATATTATTACCTGATGTAGGTTTGACTTGATCTAGGTGTGCCTTTGATAAGAAACCAAAAATA